GGTGGTTTTCCTGAGATCCGGGCCGCAGAGGCTGCATCCGCGTGGCAGAAGAACGCCGCCAGTGACCGGAGGATTGAACTTGATCAAATCCGAAATACTGGGATCTTTTTCGTCACCCCAGCTTTCAATATTCGCATCCGACAAGCCCGGATCGCTGTAAAGAATATGAACGCCAGACGCCAAAACAATGCTAACGCAATCCAGGTGCGCCCTTGGATCCGTGTAGGTGTACCAGTTCTTGCTGGTAATTATTGCCGCCTCGATTGCCGCTCGGTTAATAGTTTTGAATGGTCGATATGGCGTATAGCCACACGTCATTCGCTGCATCTCAATGCGCTTCAGCTTGCTCGCAATAATCTCTTCGTCCGTTTCACCGGACTCATGACTATTGTAACTCCCTCCAACAAACTTATCGCTACCAGTGTATGGATTTACATAAAGAGTAAAGGGCGAGCTAAATGGATCAGCCTGCTCAAGGGCGCCAGCAACAATATTCGCGTCACCACCGAGTTGGCGCAGGCCGTCAACAAGAGCCGCAATTTGATCGCGAAACTGCTGAACCGAGGGGCTCGCGCTCAACGAGGCTTCTTCGCCAGCAAGCTTAATTCTGGCCATCTAGGACTGAAAGGACTTACCTTATCCCATCCTAGTCTCTCAGCCCCGAGAAGAGACAACCCTGATCTTGCCGGTGGCAACAAATTCAACACTTAGCGCTATTACCTCATCGACGGTTGTGTTAACGTTGGTGCTTGAAAGCAGGATAGGAACTTCATAGTAAATTGACTTAGAGCCCTGGCCGCAATCTCCCTCTGCGTTTTTGTCATCTGCAATCACAAATCTTGCTTCTGCTTTCGCGCCAACCTGTGTAACCAGCATCAGCCTGAGCATGGAGTAAGGGCCAAAACTTCCCTTTCCGTCTTCCGTGCTCATGATCGCATTAAAACTTCCAGCCCCTCCAAGACTCCCCTTGGCTGATTCACCAAATCTTTGCCCTATCGCCCCCTGGTCAAGGACTTGCACGTTTGTTTCAAAGGCCCAAGACGTTAAATTAGCAACCTGCTTCCACTTGCTAAGCTCAGAGGCTTCTTCTAGGAAGGCTGCAAGTGATTGCAGCAAATCTGCAGGCAGAAACTGATCGCCAACAACCTCAGCATTTCCCTCTTGAAAGATAAGGGGCGTTGCAAAAGACAAAAGTCCGTTTACCAGCGCCTGGCTGTAATTCCCTTCGGGGGCGGGAGAAACAATTAACTGGTCGCAATCCAAAATCGAGATTGGCATAAAAGATTCGCCAAACCCATTAATTGCATCATGCTCTTCCCCGTAAAATGTTATATTATCAATTTCATCTCTATGAATATACGCATAAATTACCCTCTCAAGAGGCAATGGATCGTAAAAGGGGGTCGAGGGATTGCCCACGTAAACGAGGTTGCGACTTTGCCTTGCTACTCCCCTTGGGCCTGGGTCGTAACGCCCGTCGCCATAGAAAGAGTGACCTCCCGGCGAGGGCGCGTAGGACTGCCCCTGGGGAATCACGGGGGCGCCCCTGGAGCACAGAATGGCCACTCTGTCGCCACTCCAAAGAGCTGGCTCCTCCATGTCGAGGACGTTTCCAGACGCATTCCTGACAAGCCTGGATTCATCAACGGCAGTTGGCGCCGCCCATTCCCTTGAAAACGAAACGGCTCCGTATTTGCCGAGCAGGGCCATCAGTATTCAGCAGAGGGCTTTCCACTGATAACAAAGTTTATACTTACGGTTGTATTCTCTCCCGAGGAAATTGATTCGCTTTGACTGGAGATAAAGACCCTTCCCTTAAGCGTTCCTCTTGACTGCCCGGTGCGAAGAACTAGTGTTAGGTTATCAGTTGACTCGTCGTCATTAAGGATTCTATTCATCAACTCAACAGTTGCCGCGTCATCCGTCTTGTAAAGCAGCGTTGCACTTCCACCCGTACTTCTTTTGCCATAGGTATAAGTGTCGTCCATGTCGCCGATTCCAGTAGTCTGCAGCGTATCCCTATTCTTGTTGATGGACGCATTCGTTACCTTGGCTATCTTCCTGCCGTTCCAGCGAAGCTCTCCGTGGGTTCCATTAAGAATCGTCATCGGAAAAACGAAGTTCTGCCCTCAATCTCACTCTAGTGGTGTATCTGCGACCTGGAACCCTCTCAAGCACTGGTGGCTCACCGTTGACAAAATACCAAAACAGCCCAGATCCCTTTTGCGACACTAGGTCCGACAATCCCTCGTCCTCGATTCCATGAAAAATGATAGACGGAAGCGAGATATCTTCAATTGGCCCCTTAGCTAGCAGGTGTGCACGAACAATCCCAAAAGCGTTGCGCTCTGATATATTTTCAAAGCCCAGGTCAAGCAGTCCATCAGACGGCTTGCTTGACCAGATCTTGTAGCTCCTGATGCCCGACTGAGAACGGGACTCCGTAATAGGCCACTGGGGCGGAGTGAACGAACAGCTTGTAGGCTTAACTTCTGGAAAGTTGACCGTCATCTCGAAATCACCCAGTTGCTTTCATTATCCCATCCATCGACCACGGAAAGAAGTCTGTTGCTGCCAACGGGCGAATGGATGGCCTCTATGTCAAATTTGCCTTCATCCGTGGGGCTAATCTTCGAGATTTGATAGCTTCTTACATTGGTGGTTTTGACCGTAAAAACGGATCCACGGAGGTTGCCCTTGCCATTGTCAGAAACCAACAGAGATCTCTCGGCTGGCCTGCGCTCATCCCCGGCCCACGCGATAACGTCATACGAGCCTGGGGCGAAGGCACGAGATGAAACAATTGTTCCATCTTTCATTACCCCACCATTGTTAAATTGATTGAAAAATGTTGAATCCATTGCAACTCTGATGTAGTCACCTGGATACAAGTCGGCGCAGACTCCAGCAAGGGAGTCGTAGGTGATCGTAAACTTAACAACATGATCCCTTAGGCGCTTAGACCTGATTCTGAACTTGCAAACATCAATTACATGTTGTTCATTGGTAACATAGTCGCTCAGGTCGAGCGACTCAAGCGGATCGGAGTCGCTCCCAAATGGAGACGCCTCACGCACAACAACCTCTCTTTCTACTGGGAACAGTCCTGGGCTGTTCAAATCGAGATTGAGCCTCTCCTCTCGCCACTTTGCACTGACCCGGACGGGGCGAAGATCGTCAACCGGAATGGTTTCAAGCTTGAAAGTCCCCTCCTCAATGTTTCCTGCAGTAAAGAGAGCTTTATGACTGATTTCCTGAAATGTAATCGCAGGGGTCAGTGAGTACCTGCCTCCCACCTCACGAAAATCAAGCAGCATCGTCCCAGCTACGTCGGCAGCCCACTGCCTGGGGGTGTTGGTTCCCAGCATTACAGGACCATCAAAAAAGTATTTTCTGTCTTGACACCATTGAGCCGCTGCCTTGAAGTCGTCAAGCAAAATCAAGTCATCGTTAATTCGCCCAGGTCCGTATTTTGAATTAGTGAAGCGATCAAGGGCGACATCCGGGAAGAGATGGGAGGGGCCAACGCTTAAATTGTTCAACAGCCTTCTTATTCTTGTCCCCCTGTTTACATAGGAGGAGAACTGCCTAAATTGAGCCCACTCAAAACTTGAGCGAACGTTGATCCCGACCAGGGCGATTCCATTGTATTCTGGCGCTTGCTCGTTTTCAACTATTTCGTTCACATAGACTATTTCATGCTCTGGGCCATTACTGGCGCTACTCTCTACCTGTTCATAAATAAATCCTTCTGCTAACTTGCCCCAGGCATCAACGTGATTGTTATTGGTGTCAATAGGCGTCAGCCCCACGTTCGCTCTCCTGCTTTGCTGAAGAGTGAAGCTCGCCACGGATCTACTTATTGGTCTGCCGTTGAACCTGACCGCAACATCGCCAAGGCTGGTTGACGTTGAAACCGATTGCACCTGTTTCAAGCGTGAGTCAAGTACCCACAGGGCCCCGGTGGCGATACCTTGACGGATCTCCCAGCCAGTCAAGGGCTCGATGCGAATTTCCCATCGAGACAGAGAAGGCATTTCAAGCCTAAAATAATTAAAGACGGCCTGCTGTGTTTGGCTGCCAACGCCAAAACATTGACTTAGCGGTATAAAATCCTCGGCCCCATACTTGCGAACATAAACACGGAAAAAACTGTACCTGTCTTCTGGTGTGGTCAGTGTTCCACTTTGATACTGATCAACCCTTAAAATCTTTCCTCTTTGGATTTTATCCCCTTCCTTGCCAGTGCAGGCTCTTTCGTCCGCCTCCTCGAAGGAAAGAGTGGTCCTGAACCGAAGAAGTCCATTGAAGCTTAGGCCGAGAGCAGACTTAATTCCAATCTCTACAATTCTGCACTCTCTCTGCGTAGCAATATTCGCAATCGCAATCCTAAACATGTGCGGACCATTCGTTGCGGTCTTTCTTTCCAGTTCATCGGTTGATGGAGCGTCCAGAGATGCTTCTGCTACGGTGCTGGCAGAGCCACTGCGAACGACCTTGAAGGTTGCAGTTATGCTCTGCCCAGAATCTTCAGCCTCAAGCTCTAAATCACTTCTGAAAATTTCATTATCCGGCGTCCGCCCAGAGCAAACAGCGAGAGCCGAGCCAACTTTATACATTTCTCCGACAACAATTGCATCATCCCAGGATTTTTGCCTTGCCGCAACAGAAGAAGCTGCGTCATCGGCCTTTTCCAGGTAAGCATCAAGCTCAGAGAAATCAAAGTTAATATCAGCCCTCAGATTTCCGTTTTGGGCAGACAGGGGCGTGGAATCATTTGAAATCTCATACTCAAATCTAGTAAAGCCACCGCCGGTCCCAGAAGTGACAACAATATCTGTTACCAGCCCATCATTGTTCTTCTGCGCCTCGTAGAGCGTTTGATCCTTGTAGATCGTGATTATGGCATCAAAGAAAGAGGATATATCTTCTTTGATCTCATCGTTTTCAAGCTTAACCCAATACTCTACTCTGTAGCGCCCCTCCGCTGCACCGGCAAGAGCAGATCCAGCAGCCGTCGTGTCAAACAACACCCTCACAGAAGATGTTTGAGCAACCGTGTCAATAGAAGGAGCCTCAACAGTAAGAAAAGACAGCCAATCAATCGTTAGAGTTGCACCCGTTTTTGAATAAACGACAGGCCCTCTATTTAACTCCTTTTTAGATTCCCAACCCTCTTCGTTTGCAATGCCATAAGAGTATTCGGTTTGAAAATCACTGCCGCTGAGCAATTTGTATGTAAACGTGTCTCCCTCGCTAAAGCCACCGGAGACGATTCCTGAGCGAGAAGAAAACGTCGCTTCAAATTTCTGCCTTTGCACATTTGCGACATTATCAATTGGGCACTCAACCTTTGCATCGCCCTCGTCACCAACGGGCTTAAGCCTTGCATTCACACCAGGGCGAACGTTTGGATTTAGCTTAAAGGCAAGATTGTTTCCAATTAATCTAAATACGCCAAATGTCGTGCTATTGCTTGGCTTGCTAGTTGAGGAAAAATCTTTGGCCCAATCATTTCCAACAGAAAGGATCGAGAAAACGTCATCTCCACCGGAATTTTGGGCGTTTCCAGGGTCTTGACTGGCGGCTCTGCCGGCAATTCTGTCACCAGATACAATGCGACCCCCATCCCCTTTGTAATAGATAGTGATTCGACTACCCGACTGGTTGGCGGATGCACTAAGTAAATCATAGGCGCCAATTGTATTATCCCCGATTGCAAAACCAAGTGGATCAACTGACTCAACATCCCCTTCTCCTATCATGAAAACGGCCCTAAGCATCTGGCTTCCGCCAAGGCTCCAGACCTGAGACCACAGCAACGAAAGATTCGCCCTCACCCCTCCATAAGTCTTGCCATCAATCGTCTCTCTGTTTGCGTAAATTACTGGAATGGGAGCCCCGAGCGCC